TCACAGCCTCCCCTCAACCCATTTCGCCACGATCAACCCCGGCACGGCCTCATGCGCGCGCATTGCATCCCGTTCCAGATCCAGTCGCTTCGGCAGCTTCACCTGCGGCACCAGCAGGAAGATCGGCGCGGTGACCTTTCCGCGCCCGGTTTTCGAGCGCGACACCATCGCCTGACCCTTCGTGTTCAACCGTCCTTCTGCCACCAGCAGGCTCGGCCCCGTTCGGCGATAGACGAAGCGCAGGCGCAGACCGCGCCGCCGTTCCCATTCGCCGGGGGTGATACGGCCGCCGCGCAGTGATTTGCCTGCGGCGGGCAGCGGGATCGCCAGCCAGAACCCGTTTTTCGAGCGGATCAGCGGGCCAGTGTTGTGGGCACCAACGATGACCGGGGCCTTGGACCAAACCAGCGCGGCAGCACTCAGACTTTGCCCAACCTTGGGATAGGTTTGCGATCGGATCGAGTTGGCCAGTTTCCGTCCCAGGCCCGCGCCGGTGATCTGCCCCCGCCAAGCCGTCTTCAGACCGGTGCCCGCTTCGCGCATCGCGGCTGTAACGGCGCGTTCGCCAGCCGCAACCTCTGCTGTCATCATCGCGGCGATGTCGGGATCGATGTTGAGCTTCAGCTTCATACCGGGCGCAGATCCACGGTCCAGACGAGCCGCTCGCGGTCACGCGCCGGCTCGCCCTGAATAAGAAACGCCTCGCCCTCGATCTCGATCCGGTCGCCGGCCCGCGGATTTGGCACTTCTCCCACACGCAGATCGACACGCGTGGTTTCCGACCAGATCTGCGCATCGCCAAAACTGGCAATATCGTCCGCGCGGCGCGTGACCACGCGGACAATGATCGCCACACCACCTTCGGGCGTGTAGACAGCATCGCCCCCGATATTGCCATCGGCGAACAGCGCGTCGAGCGCCATTGCAAGGGCGTTCATCAGGTCCGCCGTGCACCGCGCAGCACCTGAGGCCGCGTGCAGATCGGCAGCGGGTTGCTCTCGATTTCGAGCCGCACCCATTCGTCGCGGTCACGATCGGGGATCATACGCGCATAAAGCGACAGACCCACGGTGTTCACCGTCTCGAAGGTATCCGCGGGCGCGTAGTAGATCTCGAACAGACCCTCGACGCCCTCGGGATAGAAATACGCCTTGTCGGTGGGTACACCGAAGCCGAGCCCGCCCCGGTAGCGGCGGAAGGTGATGCCGCCGAAGCTGACCTCCTCGCCCACCCTGCCCCGCAGATCAGCCGCAGCGGCAGTGTTGAGATAGGTCTCACGCACCTCCTTGTGCGCCACCAGATCGGCAAAGAAGGCCGAACCGCATTCAGCGCGCAGCTGCACCTGACCGGCGGCCAGCCCGCCAAGGGTGTCAACGACGCTTTCGATCATCGCCTGGCAGCGCTTGCGCAGCGCGCCAGAGCCCGGGGTGGCATTGTCGAGATCAAAGTCGACCTCCACGGCAGGGGTGATGCCGAACTCGGTATAGTAGTTGATCACCGTGGCTCCGTCGCGCGGGTCCTTTACTACACCCTGGATGCCGTTGAAGAGGTGAAACTCGAAGGTGGCCTCCGCGTCGTTGCGCAGACGCCCCATCTTGCGCGCCACCTCGGTCTGCACCTGCTGCACGGCGGTTTCCGAGCCGAAGTCGCGGATCGCCTGGATTTCCGAGGCCCAGAGCACGTCCTGCTTCTTGAACTGGCGGCACACAAAGGCGCGCATCTCACGGCGCTCGGGGATCTGGCTCTCATAGGCGGAGCCACGTTCCGAAAACGGGATCAGCGACAGCGTGCCATCCCTGCTTTCGATCATCACGGTGCGCGCACGCACGCCGCGACTGCCGAAGAGGCCCGCCCCCGACAGGATCGCTGGCTTGAAGGGGATGTTTTCGAGCGCCCGGGTCAGCTCGATGATGGAGAAGGCATCGCCTTCAAAGATGTCCATGGTGGCCACAGCGTGCCTCCTTCTATTTTACTGATATTGGTAAAGCTGCGCTCAGGCTCAGCGCAGGATGATGCCGAGTGCTGCCAGAGCCGTGGTGGCGGTGGTGATCTGGGCCTCGGTGGCACCCTCGGGGAAAATGATCTCGTGACGGTTCACGATGGCTGGCCCGCGCAGGATCACGACCCCGGCCGCATCGGCATTCGTGGCATCGACACCAGCCCAGAGGATGCCGGCGGCATTCTGGCTGCCGTTCGTGGCAGCGGGCGCGAGCGTCGCGTATTTGCCGCCCGTTGTGACTTTTCCCAGCACGGTGCCGGGCGCGAGCTTGCCAGCGCCGGATGAGATGGTGACGGTTTCGCGGGTGAAGTCGCGCAAGACTTCCCAGATGAGGAAGCCGCCGGGATGGGGGAGCTCAGAAAGCGTGGTCATGGGGTTTTATCCTTTTTGGCGAAAAGTGCGGGCGATGACATCGCCCCAGGGGCGCGTGGTCTCGCTGCGCCCGGGTTGCGGGTGATGGGGGCTGATCTGCGGCGTGGCCTCGGACCTCAAATCCAGCAGGCTGGTGCGCACAGCGTCCAGACTGGCGTCCTCCTCGAGGAATCGCCCAGCCATTTGCGGCTGGCCTGCCAGGCGGCAAAGGTCGATCACCGCGCGGGCATGGGCAATGGCCTCGGCGCGGATCGCCCCGGCGTCGGGAGGTGCGTTGACGGCTGCAACGCAACTCTCTGCGGCACTCGATTGGGTGCTTCCAGCCGGAACACCCGAACTGGCGGGCTGTTCTGAGGGCGCAGGTTCAACAGTCAGATCAATATCGTTGTCGTCTGTGATTGCAGTCTCCGGCTCGTTGACCCCGACCGCGTCGACCAGTTCAGGCGGTGCGTTGCGGAACCGGGCAATGTCGAAGCTGGCGGCAATGCGCACGGGCTCTGCCAGACGCGTGGCAAGGCCCGCCTCCAGCGCTTCGGTGGCATCGAACCAGGTCTCCGCAGCCAGCAGCGCCGCGATTTCATTTTCGGGCTTGCCGGATTTGCTGGCATAGCCCCGCGTCATGCTGGCGGCGATTTTGTCCAACGTCCCGGCCATGTCACGCATATCCGCCGCCGTGCCCATGACGAGACCGCTTGGGTCATGGATCATCAGAAAGGCGTTTTCCGGCATGACGATCTCGTCGCCCGCCATGGCAATGTAGCTTGCAGCCGAGGCCGCAATGCCGTCGATCCAAACCGTGATCGTGCCTGCATGCCGCGTCAGTGCATTATAGATTGCGACCGCATCAAAGACCGAGCCGCCGGGGCTGTTGAGACGAAGATCAATGGGTGCGTCATCCGGCAGCGCACCAAGCTCCGCCAGAAACCCCTTGGCCGAAACGCCATAGGCACCGATTTCGTCATATATCAGCACTTCCGCTCCCGAAGCCCGGGCGCGGATCGTGTACCAAGTGTTCATGGTTTTACTCCTGTTCGGATTGAGCGGCGGACCCGTCGCCTTCGTCATCTGTTTCCGGCGTCTGGGTCGGTGTCGCCCGCGCGCCTTGCGTCTCGCCGGGGCTGGTTCTGTAGCTGAGCCCCAGCTGCCTTGTCCGCGCAGCATCGGCCGCGTTCTCGCGGTCGACTTCCTCGACGTCGTAGCCGGTGGCCTCGACAACCTTGCGCCGCGACGTAATGCCAGCCTCCATCGCCAGCACTTGTGCCTGGATGTCCTTCAGCGGATCAACCCAGTCCCAGCGCGGCGGGATCCATTGCACCATGCGCGCCGACGCCGGATCGGACAGGTCCAAGCGGCCCGCCAGTTGCGCGGTCTCCAGCCAGCGCGCCCAGATGGGCCGGCACAGCTGATGCGCGATCACCCCGTGCTGCAATTGCTGCACGCGGCGGCGAAACTCGACCAGTTCTGCCCGCAGGCTCGAATAGTTCGCCTGCCGCACATCGCCAGTCACCAAATGATAGGGCAGCCC